GGCGTTGACGCGTTCAATACCAACATGGAAGAGCTTCCGTCAAACGACGAGGAGTTGCAGCTTTACATGCAGCTGAAGTACAAGCCAAGCATTGAGATCGCTGAAGAAGAAGCAATTAACACTCTACTTGAACAAAATAACTATGCAGACACTAAAAAACGTGTCGACTACGACCTTACCACATTGGGTATCGGTGGTGTCAAACATTCTTTTTATCCAGGAGCTGGAGTTAAGGTTGAGTATGTCGACCCCGCCAACGTGGTCTACAGCTACACCGAGTCGCCCTATTTCGACGACGTATTCTACTGGGGAGAGGTAAAACAGGTCCCGATCACCGAGTTGATCAAGATTAAACCTGACATTACCAAGGAAGAGTTAGAAGAGATTTCACAGTTGGGCAGCGCGTGGTGGGACTACTACGGCGTGATGCGTACATACAGAAACGATTTGTTCGACAAGGACGTGGTTACTTTGTTGTTCTTCAACTACAAGACCGACAAGACCTTCGTATACAAGAAGAAGTTTCTTGACAATGGTGGAGAGCGTGTAATTCGCAAAGACGAAGACTTTAACCCTCCAGCTGATCAAACCGAAGAAAGGTTTGAGAAGGTAGAAAAGCGTATTGACGTTTGGTACGAGGGCATTATGGTCCTTGGATCAAATAAGTTGATCAAGTGGGAAATGTCTAAGAACATGGCCAGACCAAAGTCTGCGTCACAGTATGCGTACTCAAACTACGTGATGGTTGCCCCTCGTATGTACAAGGGAGCCATCGAGTCATTGGGACGACGCATGACAGCGTTCGCCGACTTGATCCAGATGACACACCTCAAGTTGCAACAGGTGTTGTCTAAGATGGTGCCAGATGGTGTATTCATCGATGCAGACGGACTTAACGAGGTTGACTTGGGCAATGGTGCCGCATACAACCCAGAGGACGCTCTTCGCATGTACTTCCAGACCGGTAGTGTAATTGGAAGAAGCTACACCCAGGACGGCGAGTTCAACAATGCACGTGTTCCGATTCAAGAATTAAACTCTAGCGCCGCACAAGGAAAAATATCCAGCCTGATCGCAGCATACAACCAGTACATGAGCATGCTGCGTGACGTTACAGGCCTTAACGAGGCACGAGATGGGTCTATGCCTAGCTCGGATGCTTTGGTGGGCGTACAGAAGCTCGCTGCAGCTAATTCGAATACTGCTACAAGACATATTCTTGACGGTGGTATATTTATCACACGCAGACTGTCTGAGGCATTGTCTTGCCGTATCTCCGACATCTTGGAGTATGCTGACTTCAGAGACGAGTTTGCAAACCAGATTGGTAAGTATAACGTACAGATTCTTGACAGTATCAAGGAACTTTACCTGCACAACTTTGGTATCTTTATCGAGGTTTCTCCAGACGAAGAAGAGAAGCAACAGCTTGAGGCCAACATTCAGATGGCATTGAGCAGGGACCAGATCGCATTGGAAGATGCAATCGACATCCGCGAGATCAAGAACTTGAAGCTTGCCAATCAATTGTTAAAGGTTAAGCGTAAGGACAAGGAGAAGAGAGACATGGACAAGCAGCAGATGATGTCTAAGTTCCAGTCTGACTCTAACATTGCGGCCACACAGGCAGCAGCAGAGGCCAAGATGCAACAGATCCAAGCTGATACTCAGTCTAAGATTCAAATCAAAGAGGCCGAGTCAATGTTTGCAATTCAAACAATGGAGCAAGAAGCACGCATTAAGTTGAGCTTAATGCAGCAAGAGTTCCAGATGAACATGCAGCTGAAGGGTGTTGATGCTAGCATGATTAACGACAAAGAAAAAATGAAGGAGGAAGCTAAAGACAAGCGGATTTCTATTCAGAATACACAGCAATCAAAATTGATCGAGCAAAGAAAAAACAACTTGCCACCGGTCGATTTCGAGTCAAATGAGAATGATACTCTTAGCGGATTTGATTTAGCGTCATTTGAACCAAGATGATAGTCGTAAATAGCGTGTCACTATTTTACGTAAATTTGTGACGAAATAATCTAATTAAATATGGAAAATGAATTTAAAGTAAAGGATGTTGCCTTCGAGGAACAGAAATCTGTTCAAGAAGTGGAAGAGCAACTCCTAAAAGAACACGAAGAGAAGCACGGCATCTCTTCAGAAGAAAAACCAGTAGAGACCACAGTAGTGGGGTCTGATGGCACAATAGAAAAAGTCGAAGAGACTGAGGCGTCTAACGCCAAGGATCTCGGAGACGAAGACGTTCTTACATACTTAAAAAATCGGTACAACAAGGAAATCAACTCTGTTGATGACTTGTTCCAGGCGAGAAAAGATGCGGAGGAACTTCCAGAAGACGTGTCGGCCTTTTTGAAATACAAGAAGGAGACCGGACGAGGCATCGAAGACTTTATTCAATTGAATAAGGACTACGATTCAGTTCCTACGAATCAACTGTTAGCTGAGTACATCAAACAAGAGAACCCAGAGTTCGACGAAGACGACATAAAGTTTGAAATCGAAAGCAGGTACGAGTTCGATGAAGACTTCGATGATCCAAAAGATGTAAAGAAGAAAAAGCTAGCAATAAAAAAAGATCTTGCTAAGGCCAAGGACCACTTCAATCAATTGAAGGAACAATACAAGATACCTCTTGAGTCAAGGGGTGGCTTAGTTTCTGATGAAGAGAAGGGTGAGTACGAGGCTTTTAAAAGATATGCCAAAGAGTCCGAGGAAGTGCAGAAGTCTCAGTTAGAGCGCTCAGAGTTCTTTGCCAAGAAGACGGAGGAGCTTTTCAGCGACCAGTTCAAAGGTTTTGAATTTAAGGTCGACGATAAAGCAATCTCGTTTAAGCCTGGCAGTCCAGAACAAATGAAGAAAGCTCAATCTGACGTTAGCAAGTTCATTGGTTCGTTCTTAGATGAGAACGGATACGTGAAGGACGCTGCTGCATATCACAGAGCTATCGCTGTAGCTATGAACCCCGACGGTTTCGCCAAGCACTTTTATGAGCAAGGCATGGCCGCTGCGGTAGACAGTGTTGCTAAGGAGTCAAAGAACATCCAGATGGACGTTCGGTCAACACCTCAGTTAACGCCATCTGCTGGGTTTAAAGTTGTAGCGCTAGACAATGACCACGGAAGCGGGCTAAAGATAAAAATGCGTAACAAATAACAAACAAAAAACTAAAAAAACAAAACTATGGCTGGATCAGTTCAAGTGAGTCCCGGGTTTGCTATAACCCCCTCATCCGTAAAGGCAACTTTGCCTTCAAACTACATTACCAACTTCGACTTCTTAAACCAGTATCTTCCTGATACCTACGAGAAAGAATTCGAGCGTTATGGTAATCGCTCTATCGCATCTTTCTTGCGCCAGGTTGGTGCTGAGATGCCTTCTAACTCTGACTTGATTAAGTGGGCAGAACAAGGCCGCTTGCACACCAAGTACACCAACGTGTGGACTACTAGTGCTGCTGGAGCCAAAACCGCTGCTGTTACATTTAACTTGCCTTCTGGATCTGCTTGTGTATTCCGCGTTGGACAGACTGTGTTTATTTCTCAAAACGCTGGTACTGCTTCTAACAAAGGTATAATCACTGCAGTTACTGCTACTACATTTGACGTAGCCTTCTACCAAAGCAACCAAAACATCATTGCTGGTACTTCAAGCACAAACTTGTGTACTGCCTTTGTTTATGGTTCTGAATTTAGAAAAGGTTCTACTGGAATGGAAGGTTCTTTGGAAGCTAAAGATGATATCTTTGACAACAAGCCTATCATCATCAAGGACAACTACGAAGTATCTGGTTCTGACATGGCTCAGATCGGATGGGTAGAAGTTACTACTGAGAATGGTGCAACTGGCTACTTGTGGTACATCAAGTCTGAGCACGAAACTCGTTTGCGTTTCGAGGACTACTTGGAAATGTCTATGGTAGAAGGTGTTCCTGCTGAAACTGCATCTGGTGCTATCGCAGTAACTGGTGACGTTGGAAACAAGGGTACAGACGGTTTGTTCTACACCATTGAGCAACGCGGTAACGTGTGGGCTGGTGGTAACCCAAGCACATTGGCTGACTTCGACGCGATCATTCAGCGTTTGGACAAGCAGGGTGCTATCCAAGAGAACATGTTGTTCGTTAACCGTAACTTCGGTTTCGATATCGACGATATGTTGGCTACTCAAAACAGCTACGGTGCTAACGGTACTAGCTACGGTGTGTTCAACAACGACGAAACTATGGCCTTGAACTTGGGCTTCAAAGGTTTCAAGCGTGGTTATGACTTCTACAAAACCGACTGGAAATACTTGAACGACGCTACTTTGCGTGGTGGTATTGTTGGTGGTGAAGTTAATGGTGTGTTGGTTCCTGCTGGTTCTACTAGCGTTTACGATATGGTGATGGGTAAGAACGCTAAGCGTCCTTTCTTGCACGTTCGTTACCGCGCTAGCGAAACTGAGAACCGTCGCTACAAGACTTGGATTACTGGTTCTGCCGGTGGTGCTTCTACTAGCGATTTGGATGCAATGAGAGTTAACTTCTTGTCTGAGCGTGCATTGTGCACATTGGGCGCGAATAACTTTTTTCTATTCAAAAGTGCATAACTAGTAAGTTATTAACAACATCTAGGGTGGGTATTATATACTCACCCTTTTTGTTTATATTCGCGAATATGGCTGTTGTGTATACACATACAAGGCTTGATACAAGTCAAGTTTTTTACGTAGGAATAGGTCTTGAAGAGAAAAGAGCATATCAAAAGAAATTTAGGAATAGCCATTGGAAAAACATCGCTAAAAAGCACGGATATTCTGTTAGCATACTGCATAAAGACATATCGTGGGAGGATGCATGTGAAATAGAGAAGTCTTTAATATCTAAGTACAAGAGAAAGTGCGACGGAGGGTCTCTATGTAATATAACAATTGGAGGAGATGGGG